ACCCGTTGTCCCTGACGTACCCGTTGTCCCTGACGTACCCGTTGTCCCTGACGTACCCGTTGTCCCTGACGTACCCGTTGTCCCTGACGTACCCGTTGTCCCCGACGTACCCGTTGTCCCTGTGGTGTCACATTCATTTAAAGTAGTCGTTTCTAGAACTAAGTCCAGAAGAGGAGCACCTATTTTTCTCAAAACATAACATTTAAACTCGTCTCTAGTGGATATTCTAGCCATGATTATTCCTCATACATATAGTATATTTATATCTTCAGACCATGGACGATCTATTATGTTCTTTTAACTTCTTATCAATATCCTCATCTGTTTCTGGTATCTGTAAACCAAGTTTTGCTAATGTATATGCTTTTTTACCATATTTTTTAATATTTGTATTTTCGTCGTATTGAGTCTCCATACCATATCTATTTAATTCAGTTATACGTCTCTTAATAGTGATAGCTTTAAAATCTCTCCAACTTGGTTCCAATTCGCATATCTCATCATGTCGTTTCTGTAATAGAAAAATCTCCATCGCTAATACTTTTTTACTATAATCACCTAATTCTTCATATATACTTTGTAGAATTCTTATAGTTTCCCATCTAACACCAACACTTTTCTTTTCGTATTTTATTGCTTTACCCCTATTCCTTAATATCGTGTCAACCACATCGATATTAATCTTAGTCCATTTTATATCATCGAACTTCTCTAATTGTTCCTCGGTTATATCACCAATCATAAAATGCCTATCTTGTGTTTCTATCAAATGCTTATATGCTTCTTTACCTTCGAAAGTAAACACCTTCGCTTCTTCTTGTACTTCTAAATTAACTGGTTCAGTTATACGTTCTACTTCAACTGGTACTTTGAACTCCTGTAATACCACATCTTCCATGAATTGCTCAAAAGACTTCCCTTTATTAATTACATTTTCGTCATATACACCTGAAGTTTGCATTACACTGTCTGTCCTATCAACAACTCTCTCCACTTCTTCTATTGTTGGATCGTCATACGTGGCCTCAATTGGTTCATCGTCCACTGCAACAAAATCCTTCATATTAGGTTCATTGGGTTCATCGAGTGTCTCATCTACCCTATTTAATGTGGGTGTAGGTAATCTTAATCTATCTACGAATACAGGAACCCCTTTTGGATTCAACACCGTAACGAAATTACGTTTTAACATCTTCCGAGCAAGATTCAATTGCATTGAAAGTTTATTAGAAAAGTCATATGGGTCCACTCTAATCCCATAACTTTGTAATTCGTGTATCACATCTTCCTTTCTCATAGTATAAGCATCCTGTGGTTGCTTAACTAAATGTAAAGGTGGTGCTAGTCTCACTAAAGTTTCATCACGAACTTCAACGAAGTTGGGATGATTGTTAATATAGTCAAACAAGTGTTTTACACCTTCACTAATAAGTACTAATTGCCCTTCTAGTAATCTATGTTGACTATAGTTATTTCTAAGATAAATATCCGCTTTTGCTTGGAATACTGCCATTTCACTTCCTCTTATATACCGACTAACTTAAATATTTATACGTGCAGGCGAAAAAAAAGAGGGAGATCCGAAGACCCCCCTCCTGTATGTACTCTTCTAGGAGACTATTAGCCTCTAGAAGTAACTGTACCACTTCGAGAATCGAAGTAGTTATCTTTACCTGCTGGGAAAGACTGACTTGTGGTAGAAGAGATACCTTCACCAAAGTCAACTGCTATGTAACGATAGTAGTTGTGTGACCCATAAAGGTGATCGACGATACCATAACGAGTCATGACGCCTGCTCTTGGAGAGAAAGATTCTTGACCAATTGCCTTTTGGAACATCACTGGGATGTATGGGCAATAGATAAGTCCTGTCTCAGACTCTTTTCCACCCTTGTAACCAACAACGATGAAATCAGATCCACCATTACTTGCACCATAAGCAAAAGTATCACGATAAACTTTGATACCATTACCAAGAGTACCTACTTCAGATACACCAAACTTAAGTGTATCAACGTTTCCGCTAACAGGTGCGAATGCAAAGTCAGGAAGACTTTGAAGTGCAACTGCTACCTTTGGAGATACGATGATGTAGTTACCTGGTCCTTGACGAGTAGCACGTCCAATCTCTTCTGCCGCTGTGAGGATAGTGGTGTAGAGAGTACGAAACTTCTCTTGTTGCCATCTACCATCTGCAGTTTGAAAAGGAGAACCTGAAGAAGGAACACCAACTGTTCCATAATTCCAAGTAAACGTTCCACCTGCTTGTGCTGCAGTTTTGATACGAGATACGAGTTCACGATCAATTTCTTGTGCGATCTCATATGCCATAAGGTCCATGATTTCTTCTTCGAAATCAAGGTTGTGCATTGCTGAAAGGTCTTGCTCAACCTCGATTGACCAACGTGCCTTCAACTTACGAGTACGAGCAACGATTTCCTTTTGCTCGATAGTCATACCTACTTCACGGGTTGATTGGTATGGAGCAGATGCACCAAAATTACCATTCAATCCACCAGCAGTTTCACTAGCAAGGAACTCATTGAGTTGCTCACCTTCTGCAGTTGTATATCCACCACCTGCAGTAGTTGCAGAAGTGTAAGTCTCATCAATATTGTTGTAACCCAATTCGGTTCCTTCATCATAACTACCAAAACCAGTTGATGCACGAAAACGAACTGCATACGCAAGTCCAACTGGACCAGCCATTGGTTGAACACCCACAAGTTTGTGTGCAAGAAGTTCTGGGAAGATACGTCTTACCATTGGAATTGCAATTTGCTTGTAACGTGCGATACCAGAAGGTGTTGTAGACGCATTAGAAACGTCTCCGACTGAACTAAAAGCTGCATTACCATCTGAGTCTGTACTCAAGTTTGTTGGAGCAGATCCGGAATAAATCCCTGCTTCTCCAAGAATTTGCTTGTCGATAAAACGACTTTGGTTTTCCAACATTTGTGCTGTTGACTTTACCATTTCGTCAGTACCGAGATCTTCGAGCATTGGTGCCCATTTTTCTACTATTTGTTTCATTTTATAATGCATATATTTCTCCTTATTGAAAATGCTTATTCTGTGTAAACCGTCTCTTACTTACCAGAAACACGCTTGAATTCTTTTGCCCAATTCTCAACGAGAGATTTATCATCTTTCATCGCCCTAACATCAATGCTTTCTATAACAGTTGAATTAGATGCATTCATAACATCTTCTTCGTCTTCTGCTTTTTCATTGTTAGTTTCGGTAGAATCTGGGTTTTTCTTCTTGCCCTTTTCCTCTGGTCCATCACTGTCTTCCTTTCCTTCTTCTGTATCTTCATCCTTAACGAACTTTTCGCTAACGATCTTCTTAGAAGAAGACCTAACTTCTCCCTCGATGATTAAGTCACGAATAGCACCGAATCGATCATCGATCTCATCAACACTATATGACTCAAGAAGTTTAGAAGCTCTCTCTCTTTGGGTGTCAGTTAAACCCTCGCAAACCTGAGAGACTTTCACAGAACGCTGCATTTCCATAAGATTATCATTAATCTCCATGTTCTTCTTAACAGATTCTGCTAAGTCTGAACGCACAGAGATAATCTCATTTTTAGCATCCTTAAGTAAACCAAAATTTTCTTCATCAAATTGAATGTAATTATCAGAGAGTGATTTCTTAACACCCTCTACGATTGGCTCAAGAACTTGAACCTTTGCAACCGCTTCTACGTAAGTATCAGGAATCTTTCTATCAAGTTCCAATTTAAGATACTTATCGACTTTTTCTACCACGAATTCTTTGAACTTAGAAGTTTCATTTTCTTTTTGTTCTTCGATCTGAGTCTTGACTTTATCATGAGCTTCTTCTAAAGTCTTTTTAAACGTAGATGCTTTCTTAACTAATGACTCTTCCAATGTTTTAATCTTTGTACTAAACATATCAGTCGCTTCTTTCAAAAGAGTATCATACTTCTCTTTTGTGTCCGCTTCAACTACTTCAGTTTGAAACTTAACCTTAGCATCGACTCTACTGTCAATGATACTATCTAATTTTTCGCTAATGGAAGTTGTTTGTTCCTCGGAAAGTTCAGATACCTGATCCCCGAAAAGTCCTTTTAAAGCATCTAAGTTTTTGCTCATAATATTCACTCCTAATTGGTTGCCTTAGTTAATTTAATATTATTTATAATTTTTATTTCAATGAATTGAGTATGTGGTTAATATTTTGAAATATTTTTTCATTTTTTGCTTCAGTCTTCTTAGGAAGCACCTCAAGATTATGGGCCATGTTCTGTAGCATTTCCTCAATGGTAGTCGCAACGTGTATGTCTTTAGTGTCACTATTAACATAGTATTGTAATCCTTCCATAACTGATTGAACAAATGCATTTGGTGCAGAAGGATCTGCTACAATATCAACTGTTACAAGTTCAAATTCTGATACTACTGACCCATCACTACCGTCTTCGTCTAATTTCCCAACTCCTCTTGTAGATACCCCAAGAGTCATCCCATCATTAATAAGTGATCTTGCTATCATACCAGTTGGTGTAGTTGCAATCTTCGCTTTTCCGATACCATCGTTTCCTTGCATAGTCAAACTTGTTATATAGTGAGATACTCTCTCTAAATCAATTTGAATTGACGATTGTGGGTGATTGAGTTCGCCTGGAACACCAATACCTCTAACCTTAGTCTTCATGAAATCTTCTACTGCTTTCGTAAGCATAGGTACTGGATAGATTCTACCATTTCTATTTTTAACATCACCTTGAAGAAATGGACCTTGGATATACAGATGTTTTGCGTCTGTCCCATCCACTGTTTCAGTTAAAGTAGTGAACTCTACCTGAGGTGTGTAATCTCTAAAGGGGGTTAAACGATCCATATTATTTTCTCTGTTAGCAACAATGTAAATATATTTATATTATTTATTCATACTGTCGATAATTTCTTTCTTTTTCTCGTTAACCCTTACCCTCATAATATGCTCTTGTGCTTTATTCAAATCAACTTTACATTTACGAAATTCGTCGTTAATGAGGTTATCCACTAGTTTTGCTGTACTCTTCATGATAGTCTCCTATTACTAACTATTTATAAAACAATTTTTTTTAAAGTCCACCTTCGTCACCTTCTTCGACTCCGGCATCACCTTCCATTTTCTCTTTTTCAATCATTCTTTGGTTCTCGTCCCAATCCTCTGGAGTTACTTTAAGGAAGTGCTTAACTGCCCATTCCTTAGAGAATACTTCCCCTACATAAGTAGATACTGTACCCCAAGCATTAAGACGTGATTCCTCTACCTGCGCTCTCTTCATTTCTTCAAAATAATTATTCTTATTCATTTCAATTCTAAAGTCAGTGTCCTTTAGGTTGTATAAATCCCAAAGACCTTTTAGTTTAAGATGTGTTTTGAATATATCCCAAAGGCACCCTGTCACTTTACGTCTAACTCTATTTACCATCTTGGAAAACTTAACTTCTTGCCAAGATATATCAGACACGCTTCCCGTATTATATTTCTGATCTCCAGAAGAGTGATCTAAACGTCGATTAACTGGAATCTCCAATGACCTATATAACTTCTCAAGGAAGTAATTTAAGTCAGTAATCTCACCAATGTTTTCGCCACCAGGCAATGTGTCAATTTCTGTTGAATTGCCATCCGCTGGTTGCGAGAACCAATAGTCCTCAAGCATCGAAAGGATATTGCTTTGTCCATCAATCTCGCCAGTTGACGTATTATAAATTTTGTTTTGTCGATAGGTTCTCATCAATTTCTTAACATATTCTTCTGCTTGTGCTCTAGGCATATTACCTGTAGCAACCTTAAATACTCTTCTCTCTGGTGCTCTAACGATACGATAGATAACAACTGCTTCCTCAAGAAGTTGAAGTTGTCTCCATACTTTCTTAACTGGTTCCAAGTAAGACACAACATACATTTCTCCAGACTCAGCATTCTCATGATAAGAATCCCAATTCTCATATGCAACCAAACTCTTAGGAATCACACTACCTGTACCTTCACCATTAACATTAGTTACTCTAAATTGCTTAATCCCATCGAAGTCATCTTCCCATATTGGAAAAATGTTATCTGGTCTTAGACGCTTAACTCTTTTAAGCCCATCTTCTTTTCTTTCTGGATTAATAACCTTCTCATAGATAAGTTCTCCAGAAATAAGAAAAGATAAGATAGCATCTCTCCCAGTATCTTTGAAGTTAATTAAGTCATCAAATATATATTTCCATTCTTTTCTAAGGTTATCTCTTTTATTGATGTTTTCTAGGATACTTTCATTTTGAATAACCAACTCACCTACATTGCCATTCAAATCACTATAGTTTAGCATTTCATCACATATCATACTAATAGCATATTTAATCTCTGGGTAATCTGCCATTTGTCGATATAGTCTCAGTTTCTGTCTCTTAGTTGGTTCCTCGAAGTTTATATATCGTCTCATGTTACCATAGAACTGAGCACCAATAATATCACCGTTCTCACCGTCAGCACCAACAAGAAGTTTATCCTTGTCTGATAATGCTACACCAGTATCTTTACTTTGTTCTTCGTAATCTAAATACCCGAATACTTTGGTTATCTTCTGAAACCAATCTGGTCTCTCGACATTAGGATTTTCTAAGTTAAATTTTCCAAACAGACCCATACATATTTTCCTTAAGTATACTGTTATTTATATTCTAAAGTCTTTTTCTGTGAATTTCTTAAATTCCCAACCTTTTTTCATACAATACTTTTCTGCCGCTTCCCATTTTGCTATATTCTTAGCATATGTATATTGCTCATATAGCATTGTCTTCTTGCTTTTCTTTTTAGAATTTCTTGGTGGAATAGTTTGTCTATATGGTTTTACTTCAATCAATACCTCTCTACCACCCATGTCTTCGATTAAAAAGTCAGGGTAATACCTATGGGGTTTACCCATAAAATAGTACGGTATTGCTATACACTCTGAACACCAATACTTAATCTTTTCGTCAGTATCGAAATGATTCATTAGTGTCTTTTCCCAACTGGAGCGATATATAATTTTATTCTTATTTCTACCAGAATACTTCTTTGGGTTTTTTAATTGATAGTAACCTTTTAGGTACTTAGCACCCTTATGACTTGGTTCTTTTGAGGCCATAGATTAATTTCTCAAACATTTTTTGATGATCTTTATATATTTGATCCAACTCTAGTTCATTAAGCCATGACACATCTTTAGTCATCTCTTTAAACTTATACAAGGGACATCCCTCTTTTACTTCCATTACATATATTTTTAAAACTTCGCTATCCTGTGTCTCCTCACCTAACTGATAACATTTAAGTGCGTCTTTTTTATTAACGCCAAGGAAATTAGCAGCACATATTTCTACTTGTTCTTGTTCGTCTTTACTTGGATCTAAACGAGTTCTAGCAATACGATAAATCTCATCTTCATTCTCGTCATTTGGAGTCATGAATAAACCAAAGATACGTTGCTCCTCATCCCTATAAAAAGGGAGAACCCCTATCGTATTAATTATTGTTTCCTGAACGGCTTTTTTTTTGACTCGGTAGTGTTTATAGTTGGGAATTTTCTTTTAAGGGGTTTCTCTTTTTTAAACCCTACATGTTTATTAATAGCAACATTACCAGTGGATGTCTGACCACTAGTTGAAATATCATTCGGTGTACCAATACCAACGCCACCAGTACCGCCCATTGCTTCTTCATTCATATCGAAATAACGAGTAACGTAGTTACTAGCATCAGTTGGTCTATAAAACTTTTTCTTTCTTAATTTATTAATAGTGTTTTCTGGATTATTAAATCTAAACATCTCGACGTTAAACATAGAATCGTCATCATACTCACCTTCTGACCCAAAACCCTCAACTGCAATCATAAAACTTATTTTAGCATTAGCAAGTTGCTCATTTGTAGCACCTTCAAAAGGATGACTTGAGAATTTAATAAAAATAGTACCATTGCCATTCTCTGTCTTATCAAAGATAACTTTAGAAAATAACTTCCCAAACTTTCTTCGGATGTGAGTCTTCATCCTAGCAACAATCTCACCTAACCCTTGATTGGGTTGACAAGACTCATAAATTTCTAAAAATTTATTAAGTTTATCTAATGACGACATTCACGTACCTCTTTTATCTTATTTATAAAAAAGATACTAGAAGTTATTCACATAATGGTTCTAGGAGATTCCCGATCCTAGAAGTGTCGTCCATGAATTCATTGAAACTATTAGAAATGAAAAATTCAAAGAGTTTTTTTAAACCAACACACATATCATAGTTCTCGTATGTCTCGTTTATCTCTTGTTGTATTTCCTTTGGTTGAGCCATTAAGTTCACTAACTTATTATTTCTAATGAACTTCTTTTTTAAATCTGGATGTTCGTCTAAAAAGTCTTTTATTGTGTTAGATTTGATCAACCCATTAACTTGCTTCTTAGGAAATGCCATGACTCTAGATGGTTTAATACCATATTTTTTTTGAAATTCGAGTTCGTTATAGATCATTAAGTATTCATCTGCTTCAAATTTCACCCTTAGATTGTATTCGTTGTCTGCAACACCCTCTTTTACGCACCAATCGATAAATTCCTGTTTAAATAGGTGTCTGTCCTTGATAGAAGGCACAAAGTCACCTTTGTCACCCAACATAATCTTTCTTAGGAGTTCTTCCTTTGGGTCATCACATACCATAAACTCTTTTTTGATTGGATTATACACCCTTACCATAGGGTTAGCAAGTAGTTGAAGATAATCCTTATCTGTTGTAATGAGTATCTTCATATTGTGCTCTAAATCCTCATGTTTAGTTAAGACACCAGCAATATCATCTGCTTCTGCGGTGTCTACCCGTAATACTTTAACTGGTAAGTTTTCAGCAATATCTTTCAACAGTCTATCATATTGCTCATAGTATTCTTTAAAATTGAACCAATGTTCTACTCCATCCTCTTCATCACGAAGTATCTTACGATGTGCTTTGTAATATTTAAATACCTCCTTTCTCCAGTTCCCTCTAGCATCTAAAGCAATTATTAATTCGTCTGCATTAAACTTCTCTATAAACTGAAAAAGACCCCCGATGAAGTAATACCTCCATAGTTGGTATGCTTCCTCGGGAGTCTCCTCCTTTTTACATCCGAAAATTAGTCTAAGTCCATGATTGGACCCATCTAATACAACAGTTACTTTTTTTCCATTTTCCATAGGGGTTTCCCAATAAGGAATAATTATAGGTCAAAAAATCTGTTTATCAAATGCTTTCTTATATTTAACGTAAAGTAGCAAGAATTCCCCTATGTCTTTAGCATAGTGGTAGTTCATTTATACGATATAAAGATATCTACGACCAGTTTTTTCACTTTCAACGTAGAATCGCTTTACCTTCTTTTGACGAATCAACTGACGCCCATCTTCACCAAGATACTTCTTCCAATGTTGACCTTCTTCTCTGTGAATAAGGTTAGCATAAACTGCTTCGTCTACTTGTATAACTGGAATTCCGTCAGTTTCTACCTCGAATTTAGCAGTTTCGTTACAAATCTTGTCTTGGTCAAAGTCGTGGATCTTGTAAGAAACTGAAATGTATTCTTTACTAGTATCTTCTTCCGCAATCAATTTCTCGAACTTCTTTCCATCCTTCTCTTTGAGTGCTTTCGTCTCAAGAAGTTGGTCACACTTGTCTGTCTTTGAATATTTTCTATAAGACTTATCTAAGTATCCCTCTTTTACAAGAATCTGAAATTGTTCATATTGAGTCATGTTGTCAAAGGAAACTACCTTTTCCTCATTAAGACCCTTAATAAGATCAATAACATCCTCAGAAAGTTTACCCAAAACTTCCGCACTTTCTCTTAAAATCTCTGTTTTGCTCATGTTTTACAACTCCTTGTACGTCAAACTGCGCTGTTCAAGGTTATTTATATTTCAAACTTCGTCATAATCATTATTTTCATATTCGTCCCAAGCATCTTGATCCCAAACATGATTTCTTTTAATATTTGATGGAAGTTTATTCAGCACTTCTTCTTCTTCATCGTCGTAATGTGCTATAGATTCCAATTCAATTACCTTCTCGACTTTTTTAATATCATTTCCCACCAAAAGAATATCTTCATATTTTAACCCATTCTCATCTAAAAATGCTTTGATCTCATTTTTATTATTCTCAGTGTCGTATCTACTAGATACTATATACATGGCATGATCTTTCTGTAACTCTTTATAATCGTTGACCATTTCTTCATTTGGTCTACCTATTTCAAGTTTAAGTGTATGGTCGAAATCAACTGTAACAACTGGCAATTTACCTTCAACATATTCCATAAAAGACATCATTAATTCACCTCAACGTTGATCATCGTACCTAGTACCCTCTACCTTTTCAAATTTAACTACTTCTGGAGTCTCTTCGGGGTCACTAATACCACCATCTCTAGAAACAGTTGTGGCACAATGAAAAGGTACTTCTTCTTCTATTACACCTGGGATAGCAGGAGCATCTTCTTCTAATACTAAAATATCGGGAATGCCATTCTCGATTGGTCCTTTCCAAGATGGAATAGGATCATTTATTGTTAGTACACAAGACGATGTGGGCATTATACCTGTCCTAAAATCTTCCTAATTGCATTTAGTTTGTCATTAGCATTTTTCTTAGAGATTCCGTTTTCTTCTTCGATGATCTCTTTCATTGCCTGAAGAGCACCCATAACTTTAAGTGGATCTCCCACCGTCTCATTTATGTGTTGTGTTTGTTTGGTTGGTTGCCCTGTCATTTTTTGATAAGATTCCATGGCATTAGAAAGACTATTTGACTGATTAACTACACCTGGATTTTTTTTTGTTTCTCTTCCATCAAAAAGACCTTCTTCCCGAACACCCTTCATCTGTTCCATGATTTGTGTCATACTTTGTTTATTTCGTTCCATATTTATCCCCTATCCCTAAACTATTTATAAAGTTTTCCAGTTTCTTAATAAATTTATACTTGTTTTGTGTTTTAAAAACTCATCTAACGTGTATATTAAATATATACCTTTATAAACCAAAACATTTTCTAATTGTTCTTTGATTAAATCACCGTCATTAAACGACAAGTTCTTTGTGCATACATAACTACCCTTTCTAACAAACTTCATAACCAAAAACATTTCTTTACCAGAAACTTTAGCATCACTTTCTGCCTGCCTAATCCATTCATCCAATACTTTATTCTCACCCCGTAATACTTGATGGAACTCAAAGTCTTTGTATGACTTACATTCAATAGAAAATGGGAAGTCTTTTGGTGTTATAACATCGCCAGCAAGTATCTCTACCGCATCTTGACGAAAACCCTGATCCACAAAACGCCTATTGACACCTCCAACTATAGCACCAGATTGTGGTACTCGTTTGAACATATCGTTAAATTCTTCCGAGAATTTATTGGCAATTTCTCTTTCGAAAGCATTACCTTTTGCTTTTCCGTTTACACCCATGAGAGTAATTATACCTCTTTTAAGAGGTATTTCGATTAGATTTCTAATCCTTCTTCCTCACCACCTTCTTCACCGCCCATATCGCCAGTATCAAGTCTCTCTGCTTCTGCTTTATCTAACGCACTAAGTTTTTTAACTATTTTTGGATAAATTGCTTCCGCTGGCATAATTTTTCTTTTATCATCTGGAATATCATTATATACAACATTCAATGCTCGTTTAGCATTAGCACTAACAAGTCTACTAATTAAAAAATCATAAAATTCATATGTATTTTCGGACCCAAGATGGAATTCTTCACGACTAACTAATTGCTCAACTTCATTTGGGGGTAGTTCTTCTTCAGGTTCCTCTTCTTCACCTTCTCCATCATCACCTTCATCATTTTCTAAATCAAGTTCTCCGAACTCACCTTCTTCGTCCTTACCTTCTTCGTCTTCTTCATCCGAAGGTTCTTCTTCTTCTTCTTCGTCTTCGCCATCCGCTTCTTTTAATTTATCTTCAATCAACGAAAGGATATCGCCTTTTTTCTTACTCTTCTTACCATATACAGATTCATTCAATGCGGTATATCGTTCGATTTTTTCCATTACAGATTCTTCAATGTCTAATTCTTCATCCACCTCTTCTTCACCCACAAGATCTTTAATCTTATGTGCGATATCTTTTTCTAATTCTTTAGTCTTTTCTTGACCTGGAGTATCTGCAGTGTAGTAAGAATGCTTATCTTTAAGTTGTTTTCTATCTGTACTAAGTACTTTGTCTAGATTCTTAGTGTATTTTTCTTTCTTTACAACTTCAGTTTCTCTTTTAACCAGTTGTAATTCTTTCTGATCTAGTTTTGCTTGCTTAAGTTGATTTTTTAACTTCTCAATCTTAAGTGCGACTTTATTAAAAGGATCGTATCCCTCTGATTTTATAGATCTCATTTGTTCCAATTCCGTTTGTTCAATATCTAAAATTTCTGTTTTTTTCTTTTCTTCTTTCTCATCACGAAATCTTTTTGCCGCTTCTACGTTAGTTCTGGTTTGCCCTCTTTGTTTGTTACTAGACCCCACACTACCATAATGACCTTTTTCTTCTTTACCATGATCACGATGAGTCATTTCATCGCCATCCATTTTTCGTTCTACTGGTTCACCTTTTACAATAACAACTTTATGTCCTGGAGTCGATGAGTGATAGTGTACTTTGGTTTCCCCAGTATTCTTACACTTACTTTCTTTTCGGATAATCATCGGTGTTACTTAGTTATAAGACTGTTCTCCTTGACACCTTCTTCATCGTCTTCGTCGTCTTCGGAGTCATCACTATCCGCTTCTGGATCTTTAGTAAAGTCATCAGATTCACCATCTTCATCTTCACCTTCTTCGTCTGTCTCTTCTTCATTAGACCCTTCACCTTTTTCAATTTCAATACTAATCCCATTTGCTTTAATGGATACTGAATCGTCGTCCTGATCTACTTGGATGTCTCCACCTTCTCCTTCACCTTCGTAGTCGTAGTCTTCTTCTTCGTCGCCGCCTTCGTCGTCACTACCACCGAGTTCAAAGTCAGATTCCTCACCTTCGTCACCGCCATTTAGGTTAGCATCAGCAAGATCACCATCTTCACCTTCATCGTCAGTTAGAGGTTCTACGTCACCAATCGTTGTGTCGTCACCTTCTGGTTCTTCTTCACCACCAACTTGTGGTTCATCACTTGGTACTAGACTATCACCTTCACCATTGTTTGCCATTTCAGTAGTTTCATCATTATCGGCACACGCACAACCTTGGCAGTTTGGAGCAGTACAACCATCTGCGTGCTTAATAACCACATCTTCACCACCTTCTGGCGCAACATCATCTACAGGCATTTCTTCTGCAGGAGGCATATCATCCATAGGTTCTTCACTGCCTTCTGGTGCAACATCATCTGCAGGCATTTCTTCTGCAGGAGGCATATCATCCATAGGTTCTTCGCCACCAACTTCTGGAGACACAGGAGGCAATTCTTCTGCTGTTGTACCAACAGAATCACCTGGAATAAGTTCATCGTCACCCATAGGTGCTTCTGGTTCCTGATAATCGATAGTATTCATAAACTCATGTTCGAGTTTGCCTAATCTACTATCTATTCTCAATAGAATATCTTTAATGTCTTGATCCATGGTTAGACTCCTGTTCACCTAAATAACAATTTACTTATATTTATAAAAAATATCACACCAAATCCTGTTTCTGTTGCATTTCTTTCCAGTGTTTATTTATAATATGCTTATAGTCTACATACTTATGAAGTTCTATAGCATAGGAAAGAAAGTCTTTATCTTCACCAACCTCACCTATTTTACTCTTCACAAACATATCGTATACGATTACCCCTAACGTCTCTTTCTCGATTTCCTTAAACCCTTTTAAAAAGAAATTCAAAAAAGCATCTTTAGAAAAGATATTTCTGAATAATATAAGGTTCTGTACTAGTTTCTTAAGTGAAACAGTATCTTGAGGATCAATAGCAATAAGACTAACATACTTTTTAATATAGTTTTTTCTTCTTACATCCCTATTGTATTCTTGGATATACGTAGAATTTATGTACTTTTCAAATGGCAAGTATTCTTTCAATCTAATAACGTCTTAATAAATTTTTTGTTGCTAACGGTGACAAATTTTCTAACTAACATGTTACCTTTTTTCTCTAGTATGGTTTTCCTAAAAGAACAATTGTCTTCTTCAAGAATGCCATAATACTGAAGGATCTTATAAAATTTCTCTACCAATTCCCTATTAGACACCTTCCACTCTTTATCGATTGATATCTTGACAGTATCCAAAAGTATCTCATCTTCTGGTACACTATTAATAATACTCTCAATTATTTTAAGCGCATTTGCTTTTGGTATGAACTTGTATTCACCTACTCGCTCACACTCATTGAGGAAACTGTCAATTTTATCTATTATATCCATATAAGTTATTTATATTTAGTATTTTATCCTACCCCACCTACCAGTCATCAAATAATAATCATGCTCATTAATTACTGAATCTCTGGTAGCACTTTCTAAGTGAGTTGCCCAATGCTCATTGCAACAAATACTCTTATACCCTTCTCTATTAGTTTTCAAACAAAGGTCAACGTCTTGGAAAACTTTTTCGTATTCTTCATCAAATCCAACAATTTCCAAGAATAATTCAGTTGGCATCATCAAACAAGCACCAGTAACACCATGTACTATTTCATTCTCATCTCTCGTACTCTTCTCTTTATAATCAATATGCTCTGGCAAATAAAATTTATCTGGATTTCGTTCATCACTAATAACCATCTTAACACCGCCATGCTGAACTGTACCATCTTCGTATAGAAGTTTAAGACCAGCAATACCAAACTTACCTTTTATTAACTTACTCATACCTTCAACGATATCACTATTAACAAACACGTCATTGTTCAAAAATAGAACTCGGTTGTATTTTGCATGTTTAACTACTAAATTATTATTCTTAGAAAATTGATACTCTCCTGCATCAATTACTTTAATGTCATTTCTGAGCACCTCATATATTTCAAGGGCATTCACATCAGTCGTGCCAGTATCACCAACTAAAATTTCATAATTGTCTTGTTTAGTGTTATCTATAAGTCTATTGAGACATTCACCGATCAACTCTGGTTTATCCTTACTTAATATAACAATAGATACGCCATCTTCTCTTTTGGAAAGATATTGTTTAACGTCATACCTCAGATAATTCTTCGCATTCACACTTTCATCTATATGCTGCAGATCAATATCCTCTACTTTAGGTTCAAGTCCCAACATTTCCCCAAGATACCAAAATGCTTTATTTTTTCTATAGTGTACCGTTGTAGTTGAAATAAAAGGGAACCTACCAGCCCATTTCTTAAAGAATTTTTTTCCCTGTCTTCTATATTCATCGTAACCACCTTTTTTCTTAAGGTTAACATCACCACCTGAGTGATGGGTAATTGGTATCTTGATCACATAGTTATTTAATTTAATATTAAGTGCCTGACAGCAAATATCTGCCCCATAAAAATGAAAGTGATCTAGATATTCCCCAAACTTCAATTTATTTTTACTATCACCAATCAAACAAAATTCATCAACAGTCTGTGCTTTTAGAAAATCGAAGTTGTAATTAATATTAGAAAAATCAACACCACGTATTGCCCCTTTACCTCCAACTTGGATACCTGCTGGTCCAATGATACCAAATGGACCACCTATGTTATTAATGATGTTCTGAATGTTAGCAAACGGTTCGTTAGCATCAAAAGTAACATCTTGGTGCATCCACATCAAGTACCTACCTTCACTCACCTCAGATAGTGTATTCAGTGCCTCTGAGGACCACATGAAGTTAGAGGTGTTGTTCACATATATAAATTCATACCTTTCTCTTGACTTAATACTATTGTATAGAGATAGCATTTGATTCTTTCTTGTAGCACATACCAAAATGGAAAATGTCTTTTTGCTTTCAACTGGAAAATTACCTTTTTGTACCCAGTCAACTTTAAACTTAATAAAGTCCGATCTAGACTCTTCTTTCACATCTTCTTTTCTAGTGCCATGGTCTATGTGGTATAGTGCCTTTTCTCTAACACAAAAGTTAGTATATCCTAATTGCCCAACCTTGAGGTTAAGATCAACATCTTGGAGAATATCTACATACTCTTCGTTAAACCCACCAACTTTATTAAATAACGATTTTCGCATCATCAAGAATGCCGCAGTTACACCTTCTACTTTAACATTCTCAGTAGAAATATCCTCTAGGGTTCTACCTAGATTGTAATGCCCTGGTCCATTCCAAAGTCCATCCCATGGTTGATACAGAACCTGTCCATCATGCTGAATAGTATCTCTCTTCCCATCATAAACTAATCGATGCCCAACACATCCAATGTTACTACATAGTTGATACTTAATCATAGTTGATATAGCATCGTATGTAAGAAACACATCATTGTTCATAAAGAGCACAACACTACCAGAAGATTTCTTAACCAGAAAGTTATTATTCTTAGAGAAGTTATATTCATGCCCCATAAAGACACGGAACTTATCTTTATTCGTGTCATAGTAGTCTAAAACGTTCTTATCAGTTGTACCCGTATCACACACAAGTACCTCGAAGTCATGATAATCTGTATGTTCATAAATACTTTCTATACATCGTTGTATAACACCATCACCGTCCTTAGAAACAATACAAATAGAAACTCTAGGTGCTCCATCTTCTTCGATAGCATCCCAGTCAATGAATGGTTCATAAAGATTCTTTATTTGTAATCTAATGTTTCTTCGTGCTCTCTCTGGATCACTTTTCTCTATCTTACTAAGACCAATCACTTCGAAATTCTCAAAGTCTTTGAAACTCTCTGGACCACTAAATACCTTATGTGGTTTAATTAATTTCCGCTCTCCATTAAGTGTCACTACAACATTTTCAGTACCAGTATATCTAATTAATGCCATTATAGTCTAACCTCAAAAATTTCATGGTCGTATTCCTCTTCACTGTAAAAGTTTAATCTCTCTTGTGCATGTTTCTTAGAGTATTTTAAGTTATCAACAATATCATATATTCTGGCAATTTTCTTACTAGAATGTTGTCTTAGACATCGCCCTACACTTTGTATAGTCCTCACCTTACTTTTTCCCATAGAAGAAAAAATTGCACTATGTAAATTACGGACAGAAATGCCAGTACTAAAAAGAGAAGTGGTAGCCAAAATAATAACTCTAGTTTTCTTCTCCAATTCCTCCCTGATCCTTTTTCGTTCATATTCATCCATATCCCCACTGATATAGTATATCTCATTTACTTCGTTTTTTAATAGGTGACCTAGAACTTTCTCTAAATCTCTGCCAAATTCTAGTGTATTCGCCAGAATCAAAACGTTTTCATCTTTTTTTAATCGTGATTTAGCAATCTTGGAAATTAGTTTCATCCGCGGAACATACTTTTCTAAAAACTTCTTCTCCGCAACAAACTTAGCATTTTTAGGCATATCGTCTTTTTTGGTATCATCAGTGATTCCCATATCTAAAAGAATTTCTTTGATCTTATCATTTGCTATTTTTTTATCATACTCAATGAATGGAATGGCAATCTTAAGTCTTGTGATGTGCCCTTTATCCATCAACGTAGATGCCTTGACCTCGTTTTTTACTTGACCGATGCCACTAATGACTGTTCTTAAATCCAATGGGTCGGTTGGTAAAGTACCAGTGAACCCAAATCTCCAATTAGCATTTGTACATAGATCACATATCTGACGCATGACAGTACCTCCACTTTTTCTCTTGCTATTTGAAGATTTATCTCCACTAGAAGCACCATGAACCTCATCGACCAATAGACAATCAAACCCTTCGAAGAATTCTCGTTCATCTATGTTTTGTAGAGTTTGCCATGTTGCAATAGTCACTGATTTACCTTCGTCTTTTACCTTCCCAAAATAAAGACCAATATCATCCATGGACATACCATACTCCTCCATGTCCCGTTGAAATTGAATTACCAAGTCAGATCTAGGCACTACAAGTAGAACATTCTCAACATAATGATTGTGTAATAAGTATTTTATCATTAAAGTGATAGTGAACGATTTACCAGAACTTGTCGCTGACTTGGTAATACCTCTTTTACTCTGTAGAAGAATCTCAGCAGTCTCCCATTGGTGATCCCATGGGATCATTGGTTCCGCTCCTTTTTGTTTATCGATCAATTCTTTTTCTATGATTGCTCTAAAATTGGAGGTATCTATTGGTTTATGTTCTAGTTTTGGGTCGAGTTGATATTTAATATCCCATTGTTTTAATATACCGACACACTCATCAAGAAGACCTCTTGGGAGCAAACCATTATTTTGTAAAAATCTAATACGACCATCCCATTGACCAGATTTATATGCAGGAGTAAATCGTGCATGCTTAACATCATTCTGAAAGAATCTTTTCAATCTATTAATATGTTCGTCATTACGGGATGCAATAAGCACATTGATACTATCGACATGGACAATATCAACCTTATCATAAGAAAGATCTAAATCAGAATATTTAATCATCGAACTATTTTATCACCTATTGATTAATTTTTTCTAGGTCTACTAACTTCTGTACCAACCACGCATTGTTGTTCATGTTTTTAACCGTCCTATCAAGAAAATCAACCAAACACTCAAGATCATTACATATCCTAATTGCATTCTGATACTTCTTGTCTTTCTGTACAAATTTCATGACATCAGAAGAACTGGTTAATTTAATCTCAAAGTCATTCTTGTACTTATGGAACAATTCACCTTCTACCTTTTTAACATATGCCTGCATCTTCATCATTTTTCGTTTTGCTCGGTAATATTCTTCGATGTATCGTTGAGTTCGGTTAACGACACTCCGACATTCACCTCTAAGATCTAGGTCATTGATTTTGGTGTCATTTCGAATATCCTCTATAAACTCATCGGACAATTCGAACCCAGTATCTTTTACCTCTTCACTCATCATTTAGTCTCCACCAACAAAAAATATTTATACTTATTTTACTGATTTTATTGACGATTTTCGTATCAGATACGTTTTTTTTTTGAAGAAAGCATTTCAAAAACAGGTTTTTTGTTATACAATTATATCGAAAAATTTATGGTAGAAGCAGATCAAATCAAAATGGATCTAACGCTTGTATCTAGCATTATGCATTTTGCTGGTTACAAGGGTTTGCTAAACTACTTATCCGTAGAGACTTATAAGAAAAACGTCAAGGATGAGTACCTAGATTTCTCCAAATTTGAGCAATATTCTTTTTTTAATCAGAATACGTGGGAAGACCACATGGACAAATTAGTAGACATGTCCTTGGCAACCAAGAATAACACTCATTTTATTTCTCGTAAAAAAAACAAGGATTGGGGGATTTTTTGTCAAGAAAAAACACCCAGTGCCAATTCTTTAAATGGGTTCATCGTTTTTAACATGACCGAACTTTATTTAAAAAGACATGACGTATATTTAAAAGATTTTATTTACCTCTCCCTAGTGGAGAATGTTTCCAAAGGTAAAAGTTATTCAAGGAATTTTATTAAAAAAATAACAGGAATATCAGCACATCAACAAAGAACAATAGAAGAACGACATAAGGGAACTCTAGTTCTCGAAGTCAAAACACAACATATACCAGTAAACGATAACGAAATAAAAAATAAAAAAGTAAAAAACATTCCAGTATTCAAAGGTGTAGTTAGTGCAAAACATATGATATGCCACAAAACTTCTACAAATAAAAGTAACTGTAACGTAATTCAATTAGGCAATAAAGTAAAAATTAAAAATCAACGCATTAGTTATTTCGAGAATAAAAAAATATTTAAAAAATCAAAATCATTGAATGATGGGTTAAAAACATCAGACGTTCAAGATTGGGAAGATTTTGATATGGTTTTAGACACTTCGGATAAGGCAAGAAGTAACAAGTTCAGAGGAATCTTAAGTGTAAAGGATACACGAAAGATGTCTTGGAAAGATTTCCATCACTACGATTATGATAAAGTCGGTGTGATCTCTGAAAATGGTTCTCTTGTTCCTTTAAGAAGTTTACTTAACCAATAACCAGTATTTCTAACTTTTTTTTCTTTTAGTTAGGTACATAATAAAGGATCATGCCGTCAAAAATGAGTAAAACCATTCTTCTTATAAAGAGTTATCTCCTTATCAAATAAATCAAGTGGTAAATTATCATTATGACTAATTACATATATTGACTTACCTTTCTTATCAACAAGTTCTCTAAACAAATGAAGTACATCTTCTCTACCAGTATTATCAAGTCCACTATCAAGAAGTTCATCAATTACCATAACATTCAAATCAATTGAATTCTGAATTTTACTTACATCAATTAAAGAAAGAAGAATTGCTACATCAATACGAGCTTTCTCCCCACCACTAAAAGCATGGTAACTTAATGCATCTCTATTCCTTGCTTTAATAGTTGCATTCAGTTCTTCATCAAAAACTAGATTAAATTCTGCATTCAATTCAGATAAATAAAAATTAATCTTTGAGTTCCAAAAACCTAAGATCTTTTTTATGATGTAATTTTTAATACCATTATCAGAAAGAAGTTTACGTATATAATCGTAATAATCCTTATCTTTACCGAAATCATTGATCTTTATTTCAAGTGTATCAATTTTTTCCTCTTTATTTTTTAACTCATTCTCATCTATTAGATCAGAGAAATCATTCTTTTCAGATTGAATTTGTTTAACTTGTTTTGCTAAGTTAATCTTCTCATGCTTAGTTTGTTCTTGTTTACGAGAATAAGATTCGCTAGTTTTCTTTTCTTTATCAAGTTTATAGATCTTTTCTTCTATAGTTTCAATCGTACTAATCTGTGTATCAATATCTTTTTTTAATATATCAATGCTATCATTTAGAGTAGAAAGTTCATCTTTAAGTGTATTCATATGTTCATTCACATGGTTAGAACTAGTTTCTGTACCACATACTGGACATAGAGGTTTACTCTCAAGACTTGATAAAGTTTCATTTTTACCACGAACATTCTCTTTATGTATTCTTAACTCAGTTTTCATGTCCTGTAATTTCTTGGTGTTTTTCTTTTCAAATTTCTCTAGTTTACTGATCTTCTCTTCTAGTTCTTTAGAATCACTTATCTTTTCTTCGTAATCAGATATAAGTTTGTTTATTTCTCTAAGTTCATCTTTTATGTTTTCGATCTTTTCATTTTTTCTATCTTCAAACTCCTCCGCTTTCTTTAGGAGTTTTTCTCTATTCTCTTTTAATGTCTCAAGATTCTTCTTAGACATCTCATATTCCTTTTCGATGACTTTTAGTTCATTTTTTAAATCAGTGAAGTTTGTTTTTGCTGCAGAACTCATTTCGCCAAAGATTGTCACACCAAGAATGTTTTCTATCACTTCTCTTTTCTTTGACTTATCTAGGTCTAGAAATGGTTGTGTATATGAATTAGACATAAGAAGTAGATGACTAAAGGTAGAGAAACTAGATTTAATAATATCGTCAATTCTCTTCTGAGTGAACTTTTTAGCACTCTCTTCCTTCTCTTGTGAGTTGTTTTTCTTATCCTCATCACCTGTTTGGTAGTTTTCATATAGTCGTAAGAAACTAGGACTAATGCCTCTATGGATCATATATTCCTTGGCTTCTACAGAAAACACAAGTTTCACTTCGCAGTTTTTACCATTGTTAATGGTATTTGCTACTTCCGTTAATGGTATCTTTCTAAGAGGTTTACCAAACAATGAGAACATCAACGAATCCAAGAAAATCGAGGATTTACCAACTCCATTTTTGCTATTGTTATCTAGGTTATCGCCTGTAACTCGATACAAACCAGAGCGGAAATCTACCGATATCCACTTGTTCCCAACTGACAAAAAGTTTTTTAAATGTACTTCTTTTATGTTTAATTTCATAATTCCCTCATTAGATAATATAATTATACTGTATTTTTTGGAGAATAATTCCATGAGCAAACTAAATAATGCTGGGTCAGAGAACGCTAGACTACGAGCAATGATGGCACTTCAACTTAGTCAATATGAGGAAGACACTGGTATACACTTAACTGAAGAACATATCGAACGGGTAATAGAGAAGGCAGAGGCATATCAAAAGAAAGACCGCGATAAGAATATTAAGAAGAATTCTATAGAAGAAGATTTCTCAAAAGGGAGTGTTAGGAACCAACCTTGTCCACTATGTAAAGTAAAATTGAAACACTGTAAGTGTGGGTTTCTTTTATAAATAACACAGAATGCAGAATGGAGTCTATCATGAAACAAGAATTTGTTAAATTAGTCAAAACACTAAATGAGAATGTTGATATAGAAATGGAAGCAGCCGATGATATGGAAGTATCTGGCGAAGTTAATAAAATATTTGGACCAGGTGAAGAAAAATTCATAGAAGAGTGCCACGGACAACAAGTAGTGTTTAAAGTATATATGCCAGAAACAGATGTTATGGCAACTGTAGAAGGTGAATTGAATTATGATAAACGATCTAAACTCATTTATATTGAACAATCTAACACAAAAGTAAGTCTTACAAGTAAACTGGTTTTAGAACCTAATTTAGTTGAATCTAAAGGAATGGGTGACGATGGATCATTTATTCGTTTTGAGATAAAAGATGGCCAATATGGTTGTTTAGTTATCATACAAAAACCACGTATTGTTTAGTTATCATACAAAAACCACGTATTGTTTAGTTATCATACAAAAACCACGTAATGAATAAAATATAA